AATATGGCCTGTTGTCCGTATTGCGGATTCATAGGATAGGGATGGTAATTTCTTTCCCATTCGAGATCGATATTACCTTCCCAAACCACTTTGGTTGGATTCTCGGGATCAAAAATTGTAAGATAATCACCCTGATCAATAACCTGAAGGGCATCATATCCCTCTTTACCATCCTCGTACAGGGACCAAATTACACCTTCGGTCCCTGTCTCGAAAAATGGGTCGCACTTGCCTTTTATTGTTGTCATTTGAACTCCACAAAGTTTTCTAACTTAAATCCTTTCTTGCCGTGTAATACCACAGCACCAGTTAAGAATCCACCCTTACCACAACCAGTATCTAAGAATATTACCTTGCCACCGTTTTTATTGGTAACAACCATGGGCTCAGTGATAGGCACATTATGGATAGGCTGCTTATCGTGCCCTACCATAACTGTCTTGCCCATCGGCACCTCTTCTATCCAGTTGTACAATCTAACAGGATATCCATCTTCATATCTTTCGCCGTTTGTTTCGCCGACTAAAAATCTTGACCTAGCAGTCTTCCCAACCACTTTGACACCTTCCCAGATACAGGGGTGGCTTGCGGCATGAACTAATGTTAAGTCATCAAATGTATGAAACAATCCGGATAACATCTTATCCTCGACGATTGCAGAGTACATACGGCTGAATTCTTCCTTCCGTGCAGCACCAACATCATCTAATGTTTGCTTTGCATCTCTAGAAAAGCTTACCTTGTTACCCATAGAACCGCGGTGATGCTTTTCGTCGTGATTTCCCACAACAAATCCACCTAACCCATCGTACATGCATTCGTACATGGCCTTAACTACTTCAAATGGCTTGCGGGCACGATCAACTAAGTCACCCATGGACATAAAGAAGAAATTTTCACTTCTTGCATAATCGTAGGCACGCTTGAAGGAATCGTAGTCTCCATGCACGTCGCCGAAGACCAACATTCCATCAAAGTCCTTAACATGATTTGCTAAACTAAAGTTCGTCATCATTATTCCAGGGGCATGGCTCCCAGCCCATTCTATAAAAGCAGTCTTCCACTAAATCAGATACATTGCCTTCATTGCCTGAACAATAAAAATCCATGTAATCTTCTTTTGTATTATAAGCGGCATTGCGGATATCCGCAATGATTCCACCAGAGTGTCTCCATGAACAACTCCAAATATCGCTATCAATGCCCTTCAATCTTTCTATTATACGCTCATCATCCGGAAGCATATCAATCTTCTTCCAACGCATATTACATAATGCACTGTAGAATTCAACAGCAATATCTCTATCTTCTAGAAAGGAAATAACAACGGCGTCCTTGGCCATTTCTACTTCAAGATTGGCGGGAATTAAGTCCATAAACTTCTTCTAACCTTCATAAGGCGAATAAGCATGTCCTCGTCCTCCTGATTCCATTCTTCTTCCTGCTTTGTTGCTGCATCCATTGATGCAACGTGTGCCTTAAAGTCTGGAGCTTCTCTGTCAAAGTCATCATCCAACGAAGCCATCATATCCAGGCCCTGATGGTCATAGGAAACATGCTCAATCTCTTTACGTGCAGGGCGATCCGTAACCCACCACTTATACAAGGCTAAGATTTCTCTAGCAGCTACAGCCTGATGATCACATCGTTCGTGTGGCGGGAGGGCTGGATCATCTAGTGTTGCTGCCCACTTAAAGTGTTTGACACCAAGGTCTGGTCGTCGGAATGGATATACTCGACGGTAGAAGGGCATGTGCTTTTCACACCAAGATGCCTCTTTCCTATCGTCTGACCAGCAATATGCACTCCACGCCTGTTCAACTTCAACAAATTCTTTCAGTATATTGAAGTTAACATGCAGCATTGTCGTGCAGGCATCGTAATATGATGGTGTCAGTCCGGTATCAATAATATGATACTTATCATAGGTGCGATAACGCACCCAGTCATGGATCTTCTCATACTTCCATTTGACAGGCATGAGAACTGCATACTTAAAAGTATGCGCAAACCAGTACCGAATTGGTGCTTGTTCCTCATACTCCTTATTGAAGAGCCTCCATCCCTTTGAAGTCATGGATCCAGGTGGATCGTAACGCATCCAGGACCTGAATCTCCTAATTACTCTTTTAAGTTGTTTCATATCGGCGAAGTATATTACACCAATACATTATTGTCAACTGGATTAATGCTGATTAGCCTTAGAGATGAATCCGTTCATCTTTTCAGCTTCGACAATTATATCTTCTGTAGTTGGAAATGTATTTTGATTATTCCCATTTTGCACACCCGCTGCCTTGTGTTTTTCATTAAGGATTACTTGGGCAAGTTGCAGAAGTTCGAGACGGATTTCGTATGGCGTTTTGCTGGTTGGTTTCATTGTGGCCCTGTGTGTTATTTGTTAGAAAATCTATTACCTTGCAAGAACAATAGTCGATGTTGCCTGCTCATACTGTCTTTGTAAGGTAGTCGCTGGTTGTGCCGTAATTACTGGCTTCGGAACCATTACCGACCTATCAGGATCAGCCATCATAAGGAAAGGAGCGAATCGTAGACCCTGTTCTGTCCCTACCATACACAGTGGCTTCTCAACCATGTAGTGACTATCTGTTTCTTCTGTAACACGGGCAATAAATTCCTCACCAGTGCTCGACTTAAATACACCAATGTACGGCGTCTCTTTTGGTTTTGTTAATAACATTAAAATTCATCCCATCCGTCAACCGCTTCGCTGCGGCTGTATTCAGTTACCTTTGTCTCAAAGAAATTCTCACGTTTTTCTGCATTCAGATATTCGTAAGGATTCTTAGTAAACCCCTTATATACAACTCCCAACCCTAATAGTTTAGTTCTCTGGTTAACAAGATATTTTACATATCCTTCCGTGCTCTCCTGAGAGATGCCCAAAATTCTATCTCCGTAAATTTCCTTGCCCCATTCAATTTCTTGCTCGGCAGCTTGTGTAATATTGTCAAGCAAAATCTTTCTATCATCGGGATTATTGAGATCGAATATTTCGCGAATGATATTAGCAAACATGTTTATATGAGTTACTTCATCGTTCTCAATGTATTTGATCATTTTAGCGACGTTTGCGACCTTATTGCGAGCCGCCAATTGATAGAAGAACTGAAATCCGTTATAAAAATAAATTCCCTCTAAGGCAAAGTTAGCGGCAAGTGCAATTTTGAAGTTAACTAGTGACTTGTCGTCGATGAACTTCTGATATTGTCCAGCGATGAACTTATTGCGTTGCAATAGCAAAGAATTATTTCTCCAATAGTCATAAATCTCTTCGCGTTCAATATTGGGGAACAATTCCTGGAGCATATATTGATATGCTTGAGAATGGATTAATTCCTGGAATGCCTGGATTGTAAACAGGCCGCCTACCTCGGGGGCAGTAATGTAATCGGCAATGTTTGGCAGATTAGATACCTGCATACTATCAAGTGCAATAAGAAAAGAGAGTGTGTTCTTAAAAGCACTCATTTCATCTTTTGTGAGTTCCCTAATTGTCACCTTATCGTCAACAAGTGAAATCTTTTCGGGAATCCAAAAATTGTTAACCATAATCTTATACAATTTAGGTGCCCATTGGTACTTAACGCTGTTTAGGTTAAGAATTCCCGTAGCCTTGCCATTGATCATTTGACGTGCGGTCTGGGAATCATCTCCCAGCTCGTCAAATATTTTCTTCTGTGTGAGTTCTGACATTAAATTTCCTTATCCGGCACAAGCGACGCAGTCTTCTTCTGCCTTTACGAGTGCATCTTCTGTAGCATTCTTCTTAATAGCTCTAATATAATAAATTGCCTTCAATCCCTTGCTGTGAGCATAGTGGATGGCATCATATAATTCTTTAGCATTAAAGCTCTCTTTGCGTTGATCAAATATTAACTCCATAGAGCAGCCTGTGTCAATGAACTTTTGCAATTCAGCCACTACGTCAATAATTTCAGTCGCAGTATGTTTCGGAAAGGTTTTACCATAAGCGAGTGGATTTTCCTTAAGAAATTTTGCCGCGACAACTAACTTACCGTTTTTATTGTCTTCAGAAAAGAATGCATCGTATATAGGGAGGATGCTCGCACTTGAGTCCATATAAATGGAGGTGCTTGTATTAGGGGCCGGGCTGGTAAGTTGACTATTACGCATGCCGAATTGGTCAATCTGATCTTGTAGAAACTTCCAATCATACTTTCCTGATCCATGTTCGGCAAATTTTGCAACGCGGTTTCCGTTCTTCCATTCAGAGTGTTCAAATGCTTCAAAAGATCCGAACCTCTTAGCCAATTCAACACTTGATAATGCTGCGTTGTATTCAACACATTCAGCAAGTTCACGAATGTAATCAAGGTCGCGAAAATTCATAAACTCTCTGGCTAGATGGTCGTGCAACCCTTGCATACCAATTCCAATTGTTCTATAGCGAGCATTATGAGCACTGGTAATTTTATCAGGTGCGTTTGTCAGGCTAATTCCATAGTCTAGTATCTTTGTTGACAATGCTGCAATTTTGCCTAATTCCTTAAAGTCCTTGATATTGCCAAGCACAATAGAGGCTAGATTGCATACGTGTCCTAGCTCATCCGGCTTTACATTAGAGAATGACTCAGTGCATAAATTTACGCACGGAATTCCTACATGTCCGTTATTGTCATCTTTGTTCGGATTATATTCATTTATTGTATCTGTGAAGGAAATATACGGGAGGCCTGTCTCGAATTGAGTACGCATGATAATTTTCATTAG